GGACGTACCTGCATAACGGGGGTAAGCGAGCGGTTCTCAGGTGGCACCGTCGCAGCGGTAAAGACGACGTACTACTCCACCATACAGCGGTAAGCGCCCACAAGCGCGTTGGTAACTACTGGTATCTACTGCCGGAGTACAACCAAGCTAGAAAGTCCATGTGGGACGCGGTGAACTCCCATACTGGCAAACGTCGTATAGACGAAGCCTTTCCTCACGAACTGAGGAAATCGACAAAAGAGCAGGAAATGATGATCCAGTTTCACTGTGGGTCAACTTTCCAGCTGGTCGGTTCCGATAACTTCAACTCACTGGTGGGTTCTCCACCGGTAGGTCTAGTTTTCTCTGAATACGCTATTTCCAACCCTAGTGCGTGGTCTTACCTTAGGCCGATCTTGCTGGAAAACGGGGGCTGGGCGGCTTTCAATTCGACCCCTCGCGGAAAGAACCACTTTAAGAGCCTGTGTGAACTCGCACAGAAGGAAAAAGGTTGGTTTTACTCCGCTTTGACGGCTAAAGAATCAGGTGTTTTCACGGAGGAACAGTTAGATGCTGAATTACGGCAAATGCAAAGTGAACACGGAGATGACTACGGACGAGCCTTGTGGGAACAGGAGTATTTCGTCAGTTTCGACGCCGCAATCATGGGGTCGATATGGGGCGATGCCATTGTTAAGCTGCAAAACAGGGGTGGTATCGGGGACTATCCACACGATCCGCGATACATGGTCTACACCGCATGGGATTTGGGCTATTCCGATGCCACGGCGATCTGGTTCTTCCAGATGGTCGGCGAGCAAATCCGAATAATCGACCACCATGAATCCAACCACAAAGACATACCGTTTTATGGCGAACTGCTCCGTTCAAAAGCCAGAGAAAACGGATGGAAGTATCACAAGCATTACATACCGCACGATGCCAGGCCGCGTACTCTTGCTGCGGGTGGAAAATCCATGCTCCAACAGTTTCAAGATGAGCGAGTTGGTGGAGATTGGCAAATAGCGCCTAAGTTGGACGTTCAGGAAGGCATCCAAGCCGCCCGCGCAACGCTTCCAAACTGCGTATTTCACGAAGAAACGACCTCAGAGGGGCTAGAGGCTCTAAAAGCCTATCACCACGTTTGGGACGACGAGAAAAAGACATTCACGCTCGCGCCAGAACATGATTGGTCAAGTCACTCAGCAGACGCTTTTCGCTACCTATCCCTATCTTGGCGCAAGGAAAAGCCCAAATCCGAAATTACAGGGGTCATTGAAGGCTTGATGAAAGGTAGCATCGCAAATATCTCATTTGGCGAACTCAGAAAGATGCACTTGCGGAAAATGGCGCAACTGCGTGCTGACAGGTAATGGCATCCAACACAATAAAAGCGCAGGTCGCCGCTAGTCCTAGGGATTTGAACCCGTCAGGGTTCGATATGACCGCTGGCCGGGTGGGTTTTGTTTTGGGTTCGTCTGTTACGGTAACTCCTTCTTTAACGGCCATTATTAATGTTTCAGCCGGTTCTGTTACCGTAACTTTACCTAGTGCTGCGTCTTATCCAAACCGGCAACTATTTTTTCTGACGAGGGACGCTACTTCACCAATTGTTTCGGCGTCGTCAAACGTGGTTCCCCGAACTGGGGCAACTGGTACATCTATTTGCGGTAATACGGCTGGAAGTTGGGCGCACCTAATTTCTGACGGAAGCACTTGGTCAATGATTGGAGGCGCGTAATGGCATTTTTCCCAGTGGCGGCAGTTGATGTATCCGCAACCACCTCAAGCGCGGCAACGGCTTTGCCGACTCCCGGCAAAACCATTCGCATCTCACGCGAATCAAACGCAAACCGCTGCTTCATTAAATTTGGTGATTCATCGGTGGCTGTAACAACCTCTAATGGAATGGAACTTGTAGCGGGCGTAGTTGAGTCTTTTGACCTCCCCGACGCTGGATATACGAACTTTGCGCTAATTACTGATTCTGGAACGGTCAAGGTCAACGTATCAGTCAGTCCTAAGTTCGACGTTTCATGAAAGACGTAGTACGTCACTGGCTGGCCGAGATTGATGCGGCAAAAAAGCGCGAAAAAGACTACCGCGAGGAAGGCAAACGCATCCTCAAGATATACGCGGGGAATAAAGCCGACGCTATTCCGTTCAATATCCTCTACTCCAATACAGAGACCCTTCTGCCTGCTTGTTACTCGCAGGTTCCCCGTCCCGTAGTTCAAAGACGGTTCAAGGACGAAGATCCAATTGGCAAAGCCGCTGCTCAAGCCTCTACCCGCCTCCTAGAGTTTCTTCTCGACACCAATATCGACGGGTACGAGTCATTTGACGACAGCATGAGGCGCTGCGTGTTGGATGCGCTTCTCCCTGGTCGCGGTGTCACCCAGCTTAAATACGATGCTGACGTTGTAGGCGGTGATATGCCCTACAAAGCGTCTGAACTCGTCTGTACTGACTCGAAAGATTGGAACAAGGTACTAATCGGCTACGCAAACAAGTGGTCTGATGTTCCTTGGGTTGCTTTCGAGTTGATCCTTGATAAGAAGGAAGCCAAGGAAAAGTTTGGCGACGTAGCGAACAAACTCAAGTACACCACCGGCAATCAAGACGCCGATGGGGAAGAAGACGAAAAGACCAACGAGGAAAAGCACGAAGGCGAGAAAAAGACCGTTCTTGTGTATCAGATATGGGACAAAGAAGGCGGGAAGAAAATCCGCTACCTCTGCCCTGAGTACAAAGACGACCTCCTGAAAGTTGAAGATGATCCCTTGCAATTGACGGGTTTCTACAACTTCCCCCGACCGCTCCAGTTTGTCGAGAAAAACAACCTGCTTCCAACCGCTTTGTACGCCCTGTACGAGAATCAGGCGAAAGAACTTAACGAAGTTTCTCGTCGGATCAATCTGCTTGTAAGAGCCATCAAAGCCAAAGCTATCTATGCAGGCGGTTTGGGTGACGACATTAAGCGACTGGTTGACGCAAACGATAACGAACTGGTCGCAGCGGACAACGAATCGACGCTAGCCGCTGAGAAGGGTTTGCAGAACGCAATATGGTTCTGGCCGGTTGACCAACTTATCGTTGTTTTGCGTGAGTTGATGGGGGCGCGGGAACAGTGCAAGCAAGTCATCTATGAAATCACTGGTATCTCGGACATTCTGCGTGGTTCGACCGTCGCCAGTGAGACTGCGACTGCCCAAAAGATCAAATCACAGTGGGGATCGCTCCGACTCAAGCGACTCCAAAAAGAAGTACAGCGTTATGCGCGTGACCTTCTCAGAATCATGCTGGAACTGGCCGCGACCAAGTTCTCTGAGGAAACATGGGCAAAGATGACGGGACTGCCGTTCTCGACCGCCGCCCAAATTGAACAAGCTAAATTGCTGATGGCAATCGCTCAAAAAACGGGCCAACAGCCGGAACCGCAGACGTTACAAGTCCTCCAGTCCCCCGCATGGGCTCAAGTCCTCAAGGTCTTGAGGGACGATCTTCAACGTGCTTACCGGATCGACATTGAGACTAATTCGACCGTTGAAGTAGAGGCCACCGAAGATAAGGAAATGATGGGCGAGGCAATGGCCGCTGTGGGTCAAGCCCTGAACGGTCTGACCCCGTTGGTGACTGCCGGAACCCTGCCTTTTGAAGCAGCACAAGCCATGCTCTTGACGATCATGCGCCGCTTCCGCTTCGGGCCGGAAATCGAGGACATGATTAAGTCCATGAAACAGCCTGTACCTCCTGACCAAGCCAAACAGCAGATGGAACAGGAAAAAGCGGCCATGCAGCAACAGCAGCAGCAGATTCAGCAGCAGGCCCAGCAAGCAATTGACCAAGCCAAGCAATCTGCCATTCAGTCCAAGATGGCCGCTGACCAAGCCACAGCTGAGAAAGACGCGCTCAAGACGCAGACCGACCTTGCCTTGCGTGAACAAAAACTCAAGTTTGATGAGGAAGTGTTCCGTCTTGAGAAACAGTTTGCCGAAAAGACGCTTCAACAGCAGGCGCAGACTGAAAACGTCAAGCTGACGCATCAGCAAAAAATGGCAACTCTGGACAACGGCAAATACAAGACTGAAAACGTCGTTGCCAAGAAATCTGAGGACACACTTGGTAAGGGCTTGCAAGGGCTTACGCAGATCGTCAACCAGCAGGCTCAGGCTATCTCAACGCTCATGCAGACCGTTACCGAACAGGCGCATGAGAACAGAGAGCAGGTACAAGGTTTGACCAAAGCCATTACTGCTAAACGCATTAAGAAGCCAATTCGCGGTAAGAACGGCGCAATTGAGTCCGTAATCGAAGAAATGGCTGAAGAATGAGCAGCGGAACAGGATCGGCAGAAATTGACTTTGGGGCGCATCCAGGTGCGAACGAAGCAAGCGTAACGGTATCTAGTCAGACCGATATTCTTGCTACGTCCAAGGTTGAGGCTTATGTCATGGCTGACGATACAACCACGGATCACACCGCAAGTGACCATCGTTACTTTGCTGTTTTAGCGGGGCTGTCATGCAGTACGCCGACAGAGGGCAGCGGATTCACTATTTACGCAAGATCAACTGAAAAGCTGACGGGCAAATTTGCTGTCCGTTGGGTATGGGTGGACTAAATGGCACTTGATTCAAAAATTGTAGGCAGCACAAGCGGGAATGGCGCAGAAGTTAACTCTAGCGGCCAACTCAAAATTATTCCCGAAATTGATGCTTCCAAAAACCCGCAAAACGTCGGCGCATTCAGGATGTTTATTGAATCGGACGCCGGTCACATTACTGGAACGGCCTCTCTGGTTTCGCCTGACGTTGACGTTGACGGGCGGATGAGGGTTGCTCCAGACCTGACGCTTGACGACGAGACTTTTAACTACACCTCGCAAAACACCGGCAAGCACAGCTATTCCAATACCACGATGACAAATACGTGGACTGCGGGGCAATTGACGACTAATGGGTCGTCCATTACCACAACGACCACCGGCACGGTTTTTCAAACATACGCACAATTTCCGAATACTGGAACGCAAACGCTTGCTGCCGATTTTGAAATAGGGTTCAGCGCGCAACCGCAGGCAAACAGCTTTATTGAATTTGGCTTGATGATCCCCGGCGCACAGACTGTTGCGCCAACAGACGGCGTGTTCTTCCGCCTCAACTCGTCGGGCTTGCAAGGCATTGCAAGTTTCAACGGTGCGGAAGTCAGTACTGGCGTTTTCCCTCAGACAGATGGCACCGGAACATGGACTTATGAAAACGCGAAGCGGTATCAGTTCGTCGTGTTCATCGGCGGTGTCCGCGCTCGTTTTTGGGTAAATGACGGAACGGGCTTGCAACTGCTGGGAACTATCCCATTGCCCGCCGCGCAAGGCCGGATGCAAATGGCAGCAGGACTTCCCCTTGCGTTGAAACACCGCATTACTGGTGGCGCTGCTGGTGGTGTTCTGCAAGCAACTCTGGGCGCGTATAACGTGCGCCTCGGCGGGGCTAATCTAACGACCACCCCCAGCACACAAGGCGCTCGCATTTACGGCAGCTACCAAGGCTTGTCCGGTGGCACGTTGGGAACGCTAGCCCGCACCGGCACGATCACCAGCGGTAACGAAGCGAACGTCACAGCAGCGGTCCCGACAACCACCACAGCCGCCCTCGGCTCAGGTCTTGGCGGTACGTTCTGGGAAACTATATCGCTGGCGGTCAATACAGACGGAATCATTATGTCGTATCAGGTTCCAGCCGGTACAGCAAACGTGCAAGGGCGTCGCCTTGTATTACGCGGCATGTATCTCACCAGTTACGTACAAACCGTGCTTGTTGGCGGCCCGTACATTGCTGAGTGGTTCCTCGCGTTTGGACACACGGCTGTTTCTCTTGCTACGGCAGAAGCGGCCACAACAAAAGCCCCGCGACGAATTGCGTTGCCATTTACCCAAGCCATCACAGCCGCACAAGCGGTTAGCACTGTAATTGCACAGCAAGAAAACTTTGTTGATTTTGGCGACGCGCCAGTTTTTGTAAACCCCGGTGAATTTGTCCAACTGTGTACCCGCCACATTGGTACGGTTGGCACCTCTGGAACCGTGGTTCATCGCGTAACCCCTGTGTACGGTTGGGAATAGCGTGTGTCACTTTTACTCGCACTTACCCCGGTTGTCCCACCAACACCACCAGCCGACATTCCGGTTGGCGGTGCGGGACACCCTACGGTTTGGTGGGGCGAAAGAAAACGGAAGAAGGAACAAACACTAGACGAGTTTGTTGATTTTGTAGTTGCGGATTACTACAAAGAACTCACGGAACCAGAAGTAAAGCAGTCGGTAAAGAAAGAAGCAGCAAAGATTGTCCGTCCATACGCAAAAGACGGATTGAAGGTGCCAGAACAAGTCAATTGGGGCGCGTTGTACCAAGACGCAGTAGCAATATCTCGATTGATTGAGTTGTACCAGCGTCAGCAAATCATTTCTGACGATGATGAATGGTTAATGTTGCATTAGAAAACAAAGGTAACAGCTATGAACCTTATCGGATTTAAAAGCCTTGGCTACCAACAGGTTACTTCCCTGTCGTCTGCTGCCGGCCTGACCGTTCCCGCTGGGGCAAGCATTGCCCTATTGCAAGTCACCGGCCAAAACGTCCGCTGGCGCGATGACGGAACCGACCCAACAACTACGGTAGGTATGGTGCTTACTTCTGGCGCTGATCCGTACCCGTACTCTGGCGATCTGTCAAAAATCAAGTTCATTGAAGCAACAGCTACCGCTGTTCTCAATGTGACTTACTTTGCGGCGCTCTAATGCCGGTAAAAAACGCCATTGCTAAAAACTGGGCCTCTTGGATTAGGGGTTCAGATGGATATTTGCGCTCAGACGATCCTTTTGGGGTATATGGAAGTTACACGCCGGTTCTCCCGCAAGCAACTGTTGACACCACATACAGCCTGCCGACCGGCAACACCTGGACCGCGACCAACACCGGAAGCAACAGCGCCGCAGGCACGGGAACCGGAAACCGCACCGGCTGCGGACTGCAATACGCGCTGGACAATTGCGCTCTAAACGACATTATTGAAGTAACGGGCGGGGCGACCTACACCGGCCAGTTTACGCTGAAATACAAGGCGTCCGGCTCCGGTTGGATTTACATCCGCCCATCTACTCACGCCAGCCTGCCCGCTGTCGGAACAAGGGCGGTCGCCGCAGATGCCTCCAACATGGCAAAGCTGACCGGCGCGGCAGCAAATACCGCAACGATCATCACCGAAAACAATTCGTGCTACTACCGCCTGATTGGGCTGGAAATCACAACCAGTTCCACTACGGCGCTCCCGCTTCAAGCTGCCGTTTGCATGATTATGAACTCGGACACGTCGAATTCAACGGTTTGCAACCATATCATCTTCGACCGTTGTTACATACACGGCAGCGCAGACTCAGCACACAGCGGGCGGCGTGGCGTCTGGATGGACGGAGAGAATCTTGCGGTTGTTGACTCTCGTGTATCAGGGTTCTATGACAACGGTTCTGACTCGCAGGCTATTCTTGTAATACAGGGGAATGGGCCGTTCAAGTTCCACAACAACTATTTGGAAGGTGCGAGCGAAAACATCAACTTTGGTGGAGTTGATCCGAGTATTACAAATTCTGTTCCGCAAGACATTACCTTCACCAACAATTACTGCTTTAAGCCGCTTTCGTGGATTGGTGCTGGTCACAATGTCAAAAACCTGTTTGAAACCAAGAACAGCCGCCGCCTGTTGGTGGAAGGGAATGTTTTTGAAAACAACTGGGCAGATGGGCAAAGCGGTCAAAGCCTGCTGTTGACGCCAAGAAATCAGAGCAATACTGCGCCGTGGTGTGGCGTTTTTGATACTACGATTCGCTTAAACAAATTCATCAACTGCGGCGCGGGCATCAACATTTCTGGCGATGACGATAATTTTTCAAGTCAGCGCACCGATAGGGTGTTGGTTGAAAACAATCTGCTGCTGATAAATGACCCAAACCCAGGCACCCCTGCCGACAACCGCGTTTTCCAGGTACTTCGCGGCCCCGAGTACATCACCATTCAGCACAATACCGCTGTCATAACGGCGGGCATCGTTTTCTATATTGCCAACACAAACGGCGGGCTTCCGAAGGGGCTTGGTGCCAATCTAATCAACAACCTTGCCACAAACCCGAACCGCAACATATTTGCAAACGGACTGGAAGGTACAGCCGCTTTGACGGCAGAGTTTGATGCCTTCACCGGCAACTACAACGTCATGCACGTTATCAGTCCGGCAACTGATCCGTCGCCTACATACTATCCGGCAAGCGTCGCGGCTATCGGGTTCACGAACTACGCGGGCGGCGATTACTCGCTTACTGGTGCCAGCACGTACCACAATGCCGCAAGCGACGGTACAGACAGTGGCTGTGATATTGCTGCGCTAAACGCGGCCATTGCGGGGGTAGTGTAATGGCGTCCCCAACCAGAAGCGCGGGAACAGGAGGGCAGTCGGGCACTGGAACGCTCACCCTTACCACCGGAGCGGTTGCAGACGGAAAGGTGCTGTACGCGCACATCTACACAAATAACGCCACCAATGACATTGCTGCGCCTGCTGGGTGGACTACCTTGCTTTCCGCAACTTCTGGTGGCCCGCGCAGTATGCGTAGTTTCCGCATCGTCGCCAATTCGCTGCCGACCAGCCACGCCTTTACATCGGCTGGAAGTTATATTGAAGGCGTCATCGACATTATTGATGGTGCGGACACAACGACACCGGAAGATGTAACGCCAACAGTGGCCACCAGCGCCGGTTCGCCGCTGACGTTTACATCCATTACCACCAACTCAGCCGACACGTTGAATTTGTTGGTGGCTGGCGACAATTCTGGTGCTGGTATCACCATGCCCGGTGGCTATACGGTTGGGCAAACCAGCCCAAACGGCGTGGTAAAAAGCGCGCATTTGGCAATTGCGGCAAGTGGAACTGTTCTTAGTGGATTGCAAGCGACGTTTGCGGGCGGCACGGAACACTTTGCTTTCAATATTGCAATTAAAGCGGCTGCATCTGGCCCGAACATCACCAGCGTATCAACCGCCACCCCCCGCGAAGGCGCAAGCCTGACGATTACGGGCACGGCTTTCGGCGCGAGTCAGGGCGGCGGCGGTGTCACGATCAATGGTGTCGCGCAAACAGTTACAAGCTGGTCCGATACCTCTGTAGCTGTGACCGTAGTTCTTGGAACAAACAAGTTTGGCGCTGCGTACAACGTCATTCTGACGGACTCCAGCGCGGTGCCGTCAAACACCTACGCTGGTATCACTGGGTTACTCCCTGCAAATTCGGGTCTGAGTTACGTTGACCTTGGAACGCCAAACTCCACCAGCGCCTACCGGCTTACGTCGTCTGCCGATTTGGTTTCTGGCGATCAGATTGAGTACAGCAATGTAGGCGGCTTGGTTACGGTCAATTCAGATGCAACTTTTTCCGCTGGCCCCGGCGTTTCTTCTTTTTCTTTCCGCGTGTGGACTTCTGGAAGTGGGTACGGGCAATCAGCTACACAATTAACCACTTTGGGTGGTGGCGCAACTGATCGACCTATTATCAGACCATTTAACAAACGGAGCGGCCTTGGCTTTTAAGAGAGGTAATCAACTTGCCAATATATGAGTACGAGTGTAGTTGCGGGAATGAATTTGACCGCTATCTCCCCGCCTCTCAATACCTTAGCCCGCAACAATGTGCTTGTGGACAAATCGCCACTAAGGTAATCAGAACCCCGCCAATGGGGTACGTCCAAAAGGACGTTTGCTATGACTCTCCCATTACGGGACAACCTATTACCAGCATGACAGCTAGGCGAGAAGATATGGCCCGTTCCGGCTGCATCGAGTACGACCCCGAAATGCGTAAGGACTACCAAAAGCGCGTTGAAGAAGGGGAGCGGAAGCTGGAACAGTCTGTGGATAGTCTCTTAGACAAAGAGATTGCCGCACTCCCCTCTCGCAAGAGGGAAAAACTCGCCGCTGAAATGGAAAGCGGTGTTAACGCTGACATTGTTCGACAAACAAAGGAATAGCACATGCCTGAACTTGATATTGATAACGCCGCCGCTGACATCGCCTCTGACCTGGGGTTTAGCTCAGATGAACCCTCCTACGAGGAGCCCGCTGAAACGCCGGTAGAAACGCCCGTAGAAGCGCCGGTAGAACAGGTTGATCCCTATCGTGAGCCTCCGAAATCGTGGAAGAAGGAATGGCACGAAAAGTGGAACACGGTCGCGCCTGACGTTCGGGAAATCTTCTATACCCGCGAAAAGCAGATGCTTGACGGCATTGACCAATACAAGTCCGGTTATGAGATCGGATCGAAACTCTCCCCCGTATTTGACCAACACCGCGACTTCCTGAAATCGCAGGGCGTTGACGAGGTACAGGCTGTTCAATATCTATTGAGCGCCCAACAGCGCTTGATGACAGGAACGCCAGAACAGAAGCGGGAAATGATTATGAACCTCGCTCGCGGGGTGGGGGTTGAACTCACGCAAGCGCAGCAAGAAGCCGCCGCTGGCAATCCCGAAATTACAGCGGTGATGGAGAAAGTCCAAGGGCTAGAATCTGTGCTACGTAGTCAGTACGAAGCCCAAGCTAAACAAGTGCGGGACAGAGTATCGACTGAGGTTGAGGCATTTGCATCACAACCGGAACATGAGTTTTTCAACGATGTAGCTGTGGAGATCACGCAGTTCATCAATGCCGGTTTGGATTTACAGACCGCCTATGACAGGGCAGTTTGGGCTAACCCCGTAACCCGCCAGAAGCAGATCGAAAAGGCTCAGACAGAGCACTACGAGAAGCAGAAAGCCAAGGCCAAGGAAGAAGCCGAAGCAGCACTGAAAGCAAAAGCACCAAACGTCCGTACAAGAGCATCCAACAAGGCTCCGACAGAACCATTGGGATCGTGGGACGACACGATGAAAGAAACACTCGCTAAAGTGAAAGCGGGTGCCCTATGACCACTGTAAGGAGCCAACATGGCATCGCCAAACAGCACATTTACCGAACTGGTATCGACCACGTTCCGTAAGCACCGCAAGGAAATCAAGGACAACTTGTCCAACCGCAATGCGCTTCTGAAATACATCATGAAGCGCGGCAACTATCTGAAAGAAGATGGCGGCCTGACGATTGCAACCCCGCTGGATTACGCAGCGAACTCGACGTACCAACGCTACTCCGATTGGGACACGCTGAATATCTCCCAATCCGATGTTATCTCGGCTGCTGAGTACCAGTGGCGTCAGATCGCAATCAACGTGGTCGCTTCTGGCCGCGAATTGCGTATCAACTCTGGCGACAGCCGCATCATCAATCTGGCAAAAGCCCGTATCAAGAACGCAATCCGCACCTTCAACAACAATTTCTCCAGCGACTTGTACTCGGCTGGCTCGCTGACGAACCAAATCAACGGTCTGCAAGCGATTGTTGCTGACACCAACACGAACACCGTCGGCGGTATCGACGCTTCAACTTGGGCGTTCTGGCAAAACACGGTTCTGGACGCTTCTGATGTGTCCGTTACCCCATCTAGCACCACGATTGAAAACGGCCTGATGCTTCCGCTGTGGCTGTCTCTGGATCGTGGCCCTGATGACCAACCTGACCTGATCGTTGCCGACAACACCTACTACCAGTATTTTGAAGGTTCGCAGGCCTCGCTCAAGCGTTACACCTCGGCTGAATCTGCCAACGGTGGCTTTGTCACCCTGAAATACAAGAATGCCGACGTTCTGTTTGATGGCAATTCGGGTATTCCGGCTAACCACATGTACTTCCTGAACACGAACTACCTGCAACTGGTCGTTCACCAGGATGCCGACATGGAAATCATGGATGAAATGCGTCCGGTCAATCAAGACGGTTCCGTGACTCCGATCCTCTGGATGGGCAACCTGACTTGCTCTAACCGCAAGCTGCAGGGCGTCATCAAAGCCTAATAGGAGAACAAATATGTTTGCACCACTTAACTTTGCTGGCCCGTCGCCGTTCAATGATTGGTTTGCCCCTGATACCACCCAACGTCAACAATTGGGTTTGGTGGTTGAGGCGGTTGACCCGTATTGGGGTTATGGTCAGTTTCAGTACATCAAGTCCAACGATGCCATTCTGAAAGGCTCGCTGGTCGTGGTCGGTACGTTCCCGACGTTCTTGGGAACCCTGCTGCCCAACACCGCTTCGCTGGGTGTGCCGTTTGGCGTGGCAATGGCTCCGATGGCTTCGGGTACTTACGGCTGGATTCAGATCGGCGGTTGCGCGGTTTATCAAACTTCTGCAACTGTTGCTGCTGATGCCACTGTTGGTATCGGTGCCGCTGGCAAAATCGGCGCGTACTCGACGCTCAAGGGCATGGTTGGCGTTCATAACCTGAAAGCCGCTACTGCAACCACGACCGTTACCGCCGATACCACGACTGGTTCTGGCGTAATCAAGACCCCAGGCTATGACGGTTTCTTCCTCGGTATGGCGCTGTCTGGAACTGGTATTCCGGCCTCGACCGTTGTTGCCAAGCTCGATCCTGATGGCCGCACCATCTACACCGGTTCTGCGATTGGCACTCTTGGCGACAAGAACGCTACCGCGACCGGCTCTATCACCTTGACCGGTACTTACACCGGCTTTGGTGCGGGGTTCCTGAATGGCCCCTCAACGTCGTCCGCAGTTGCTTAATCTGTCGTAGATGTAACAGAGGGGGAGGGCATTTTGCTCTCCCCTTTTTTCTTTAAGGAGAACGTATGTCAGTAGTGGACAGCATTGTTGACCGCAAGGAAATGGCCCCGTTTGTGCGTTTTGAGCGCAAACCGATTGAGGACAAAGCCGAGTCAGAGCGACAAGGCCGCTACGTCGCTAAAGACGTTGATTTTGCGTTGGTAACTGCGCCCTACTCTAAGGACATATTCAAACAAAAGGCAAAGGACTGGTTTGCGACTATCAAGCAAGACATGCAAAACGGTCGCTTCCCGCAAGAGTGGTACGAGAAGTTTGAAAAGCAGTACGAAGCCTTCAAGAACGGTCAGGAAATGCCCGTTGAAGGAACCGCTATCCGTGGCTGGGGCGTTATCTCTCCGGCGCAGCAAGAAGAACTGATACGGATGAACATCCTCACCGTTGAGTTGCTTTCCAACATCAACGACGAAGGGGTAAAACGGATTGGTATGGGTGCTGTTGACCTGAAAACCAAGGCGAAGGCATGGCTGGCTCAGTTGAACGACAAAGGCCCATTGACCCTGAAAGTCGCCGCGACGGAGAAGGAAAACGCCATCCTCAAATCCTCAGTGGAAACCCTGCAAAAACAGGTTGAGTCTTTGATGGTTGCTCTGAAAGCAGACCGTCCTGTTTCACATGAAACAGCCGAAATTACCGCTGATGATCTGATTGACGATGATGATATTGTCGAACAGTACAAAGCCAAGTTCGGCAAGGCTCCGCATCACAAGATGAAGCCTGAAACCATCCGCGACGCCCTCAAGTGAATCTCCTTAACCTCGTTACCTACTTCTGCAACCGGAACGGGATTCCCGCTCCGGCGACGGTCATTAGCAATACCGACCCTGACGTATTGCAGATACTTCGCCTGCTTGAGGAAGAAGGTAACGACCTCGCGCTGCGCTACAACTGGAGCGCGTTGACGGTTGAGGGAAGTCTGACCACGACGGCTACGGAGAGTCAGGGCGCATTAACGACCCTGATGCCTACCTCTTATCGGTACATCATCAACGACACGATTTGGGACAGGTCTACAAGACTCCCGATATTCCCCGTTGATCCCGCCGATTGGGAAGCGATCAAAGCAACAATCAGTTCAGTACAACCGTACCGCTACCTGATCTATGGCGGCAACCTGAACGTCACTCCGGTTCCCCCTGCTGGCCTTACGTGGTATTGGATGTATCAATCGTCCGCTTGGATTCTCAAGGCTGACAACTCCAAACTACGTTACTTTGCTGCTGACACAGACACCATGCTTCTGCCGGATGATCTTCTTTTGGCGGGTTTGCGGTGGCGCTGGTTGAAAGAAAAGGGGTTGGAGTACGCGGAACTGTTCGCTACCTACGAGAAGATGGCAACGCAGTATATGTCCACGGACAGACCTCGCCCCCGTCTGAATATGTCGCCGGATATGAGTAACGCGCCTGGAATCTACGTCCCGGCTGGAAGCTGGATTAGTCCGTGAGAACTCCGCTGCTTTCACGCGGCGCACTCAAGCTGCAAGTATCAAAAAAGGCGTCATTCCCCGCTCCAATTGGCGGCATGAATACCCGCGATCCGCTCCCCTTGTTGAAAGAAAACGAAGCGTGGTCGATTGACAATGTATTCTGCAATACCGGCTATCTGGAACAGCGATATGCCTCTACGGATTACTCAAGCGGCCTGACTGGAACCGGCAAAACTTTAGCGACATTTTCTTCGCTATCCGGTGCGGAAACCATGTTTTGCACCACCGCAAGCGGAATTTATGACGTTACCAGTTCCGGCGCGGTCGGCGCTTCTGTCCTCGCCAGAACAAACGGTAAGCACCAAATCGTCACAATGGGTGACGGCACAAATAACTGGCTAATGTTGTTCAACGGGGTAGATAAACCTGCCTACTACAACGGAACAACTTGGACAGCCGTTGATGGCGCTTCTACCCCCGCGTTGACCGGTGTAACAACGACAGGGCTGATTGGTGGAATGTCTTTTAAGGGCCGGTTGATTCTTATTGAATCAGGAAAACTCAAGTTTTGGTATTTGGGTTCTGGTCTTGTTGGTGGCGCTTTAACCGCTTTTGACCTTACCGCGCAAGCCTCTGGCGGGGGCTATTTGATGGCCTGCACCAACTGGACGATGGACGGTGGCTCTGGAATGGACGACAGGGCTGTATTTGTCACATCCG